AATGGGCGACGAAGCAGAATCAGAAGACGGCGTTGAAGCACGTGTAGATGATCTAGAATCAGCACTAGCTGAACTAGAAGCAGAATTCGAAAAAATCATGTCAGGTGAAGACGATGCAGACGAAGCGGATGCAGAAGACGAAGCTGAAGATGATATGGAAGAGTCATTCGAACTAGAACTAGACGAGTCAGAAGACGAAGACCTAGAAGAAGGTGAAGAATTAGACTTAGAAGAATCAGAAGATGACGCAGAAGAAGATGACGAAGAGTTAAACGAATATGTAACTCCAGTGTCAGCATCAGAAGGCGACAACGGCGATAACACAGCATCAACTGTAAACGCAAATGCAAAGCGTCCAGGCGATGACTCAAATGCAGCACCAGTAAAAGCGAATGATGGTAACACATCAGGCGGTTCAGGTGATGCGCCAAAAGATATGGGTACAAAGAATGTAAATGTATCAGGCAACTCAAAAGCACCAGCAATGTCAAATCAAGCGGCAAAGCCAGGTGATAATGGTGTGAATAACAAGTCAATCACATCATAATTTAATTCTATTTGGAGAAACCAATGACCGTTCTTATTGAAAGATTTTCACACAGTCAAGCAGGTGTTAAAACTCGCATTGTCGAAGGTGAAGACGGTGGAAAAAACATGTTTATGGAAGGTATTTTCGTCCAAGGTGGCGTTAAGAATGCTAACCAGCGTGTTTACCCGGTTTCAGAAATCTCAAGAGCAGTAGAAAGCGTTCAGAAAAAAATCTCTGAAGGCTTCCCTGTTCTAGGTGAATGTGATCATCCACCGGAATTAACAGTAAACGTTGACCGTGTGTCACATATTATTGAAAATATGTGGATGGACGGACCAAACGGCTATGGTAAACTTAAAATTGTTCCTACACCAATGGGTAACATCATCAGAACACTAATCGAATCAGGCGCTACTTTAGGTGTCTCATCTCGTGGTTCAGGCGAAGTTGGTAATGATGGTAACGTGAGTAACTTTGAGATTGTAACTGTAGATATCGTAGCTCAACCGAGTGCGCCAGAAGCGTACCCAAAAGCGATCTACGAAGGATTAATGAACATGAAAGGCGGCTATCAAACTTGGCAGCTTGCTCAAAGTGTTCAAAACGACAAGTCGGCACAAAAGTACTTGTCAGAAGAAATAGTAAAGTTCATTCGTGAACTTAAACTGTAAAACAGGAGAAGCAACAATGGCAAACGAAATTCTTGCAAATCTTTTAGAGTCTGGCGCACTAAGCGAAGAAGCTGGTGCAGCTATCAAAGAGGCTATGGAAGTAAAACTTAATGAAGCAAGAGAGGAAATTACAGCCGAGTTGCGTGAAGAGTTCGCACAAAAGTTTGAACATGACAAAGGTGTCATCGTTGAAGCAATGGATAATATGCTAAATGAAGCAATCCGTGCTGAAATGACAGAGTTCAAAACGGATCGTGAAGCTCTAATCGCAGAACGAGTTGCGTATAAGAAAGCAATTTCTGAACACGCAAAGATCCTCGAAAAATTCATTACTTCTCATCTTGCAGCAGAAGTTAAGGAACTACAAGCAGACCGTGCAAAAGTAGCTGAAAATCTAGAAACGACAAAATCGTTTGTAGTGAAGCAACTATCACGTGAACTTGCAGAATTCCACAACGACAAGCGTGAATTAGTAGAAACTAAAGTACGCATGGTAGCAGAGGGTAAAGAACTTCTTACGAAAACTAAGGAATCTTTTATCAAACGTTCAGCAGAGTTAGTAGAGAACACAATCTCTAACGCTCTACGTTCAGAAATCGTAACGCTTAAAGAAGACATTCAATCGGCTAAAGAAAATGAATTTGGTCGTAAATTGTTTGAAGCATTCGCAGGCGAATTCATGTCATCACAACTAAATGAAGGCACAGAAGTAGCTAAAATGAATACTAAGCTAGACGAATCTGCTAATAAAGTTGCAGAACTAGAAGCAATGATTACTGCTAAAGAAGCAGATATTGCTACAGCGCAAAAAGCAAATCGTGTAATGGAAGATCGTATTAATCGCAAAGCGAAACTAGACGAACTACTATCACCACTTGCTGGTCAAAAGCGTGAAGTAATGTCTGATTTACTTGAAACAGTAAAAACAACTAATTTAAAAACTGCATTTAAGAAATATCTACCAGCAGTTTTAAATGAATCAGTTTCAGCGAAAGCAGAAACAAAAACATTAACAGAAAGCAAAGTCACAGAACAAACTGGTGATCGTGGAGCAAAACAGGAAACTCCAACATCAACAGACGGCGATGCTGATATAGTCGTGCTAAGAAAACTAGCCGGTCTAAAGTAATTAACCAGAACACAGGAGAATCAAACAGATGGAAAATCTTTTTGAAGGAAACAACTGGGACAACACACGTGATGCGTTACTAGAAGGTCTAGAAGGCACCAAACGTGACGTAATGTCATCAGTACTAAACAACACAAAAGTAGCTCTTGCAGAATCAGCAACAGCAGGCGCAACACAAGCAGGTAACATTGCGACACTAAACAAAGTGATCCTACCAGTTATCCGTCGTGTAATGCCAACAGTTATCGCAAACGAAATCATCGGCGTACAGCCAATGACTGGTCCAGTAGGTCAGATTCATACACTACGTGTACGTTATGCAGATAACGCAGCAGGCGTAACAGCAGGCCAAGAAGCACTATCACCATTCGATATTGCTAAATCATACTCAGGCGCAGATGGTACAGCACCAGCGGCGACAGCAGCTATGGAAGGTACAGCAGGTAACAGAATGTCAATCCAAGTGATGAAACAAACTGTTGAAGCGAAAACACGTAAGCTATCAGCACGTTGGACATTCGAAGCGGCACAAGACGCTAACGCAATGCACGGCCTAGACGTTGAAGCAGAGATCATGGCAGCACTTGCTATGGAAATCACAGCAGAAATCGACCAAGAAGTTCTAGGTTCACTAGAAAATCTAGCGACAACTGGTGCGACTTTCGACATGAACGCAGCATTCACAGGCACACCAACATTCGTAGGTGATCGTCACGCAGTTCTAGCAACTCTAATCAACCAACAAGCTAACCTAGTAGCACAGCGCACAAGACGTGGCGCAGCTAACTGGGCAGTTGTATCACCAGCGGCGCTAACAGTGCTACAGTCAGCTACAACATCAGCATTCGCACGTACAACAGAAGGTACATTCGAAGCACCAACAAATACAAAATTCGTTGGTACACTAAACGGTACAATGCGTGTATATGTAAACACATATGCAAATGACGCAGCACCAGTTCTACTAGGCTATAAAGGCTCAGGCGAAATTGATGCAGCAGCATTCTATTGCCCATACGTACCACTAATGTCATCAGGCGTTGTTGTGGACCCAGCATCATTCGAACCAGTAGTGTCATTCATGACTCGTTACGGTTACGTTGAGCTAACAAACACAGCATCATCACTAGGTAACGCAGCAGATTACGTTTCAAAAATCGACGTTGCAAACCTAGCATTCGTATAAGTTTTACTTAAACGATTAATAATATTAACCCGGGAGGAAACTCCCGGGTTTTTTATTGGCTCCAGCTTTAATTCGATAAACTGATAAATAGACTTGTATAATTAAGTTTGGAAGAACATATCATGGCAGAACAATTAAAATTTGGTGACCGACTATTCCTTAAAGGTGAAAAAGTTCTCTTCGATAATGGCACAGATGCTGCAATTATTGAATCGAGAAATAATACACTTATAATCGGAGATACTGATGGCACAGAACACAACGTTATAATCAACGGTAATCTTACAGTAGAAGGAACTACAACAACTGTAAATACTCAACAAACAACAGTAGCAGATCCATTCATGTTGATAACTTCATTGGATGTAGATAAAGCGGGTATTGAAGTTGATAGAGATGGCGAAACAAATGCACAGTTTGGTTGGAACGAAACAGATGACAGGTGGGAAGCATTTCATACGTCATCTTTATTTTCATCAATTATGGAAAGTACAACTTTAACAACTAGTGATTTAACTGCAACTGGTACTTCTATATTGAGTGATTTAGAGTCTCCTCTTGTAACTATTACAGGTGGTAATATTGATGACACCGTTATCGGTGCAACAACTAGAGCATCGGGTAAATTTACATTTTTAGAAGCAAGCGAAAACGTTACATTCTCAAAAGATTTATCAGTAGCTGGTGATGTAGACATTCAAGGGTCGTTTACTACTATAACTACAGATGGACTAACTGAAGGCACAACTAATTTATACTTCACTGATGAACGTGTTGATGATAGAATTAGTAATCTATTCAATGCATCATATGGTATTTCAGCTTTATACACTGATCCTGCTAATACATTCGAAATCAGTTTTGATGCAACTAATATAGGTACAGGCGAAGAGGTTCTTAATACTGCAAATACTACACAAGCAGCATTCAGAACAATAAGAGAAGGTCGAACAGCTTCCGGTGGTAACGGTGATTTAGTAGTTTCTCTTTCTACTGATAGTAATGAGATTGTTATTGATACCGCAGAAAAAATTAATAAACTTGAGTTCAATACATTTACTGGTAATGGTACTACAACCCAGTATAGTCTTCCATATTCTGTGTCACAGGATTGGCAAGTTCTTGTTTACATTGATGGTGTAGTACAGGAACCAACAACTTCATACACAATGTCTGGTACAACGCTTACATTATCGACAGCACTAGGTAATGGTAGTGTGATGAATGTAATTAAAATGGCTACGAATACATCAGCATCAGCTATAATTGATGCAGATACATTAAATGCGCAACCGGGAAGCTATTATCTAGATTATACAAATTTTACAAATACTCCAACAATTCCGACAACCGTATCATCATTTACAAATGATAGTGGTTACATTACTAATGCAGACCTTCCAACGAATTACATGGTTAATGATGCAAACAATACAGTTGCAGGAAGTATTAATCCATCAGTAGATGCGACACATGATTTAGGAACAGCAACAGAACAATGGAATACAATTTACGGAAATACAGTTGAAGCAACTTATGCAGATTTAGCAGAACGCTATGCATCAGATGCTCCTTATGAACCGGGAACA